GATTCTACATCGTGACTATAACCATTCAATGATTCATATGTATCTAAATTTTGAAATAAAGAAGTTACTACTCCCGTATCTATATCAGTTGACGCTGTATTGCCATTTGTCCAAGCAATATAATCTCCATCTAATGTTGCCCTAGCCCCTCTTCTCATATCTATATCACACAGCAAAAACCAAGACTCATCAGAACCATTTACCCTAGCATATATTCTTCCTCCACTTATACGAGGATTGTACCCAGTTGAATTAGTATGAGCATGTACACTAACAGTTACACTATCTCCAGCGGCTACATCAAAAACATGCGTTGAAGATGGATATTCAAACAATGATGATTCTTGATTGCCATCATATATAAACGATGACGCTACTTGATATGTCGCTGCTACCCATGTACTGTCACTATTTGCCGGAGTTAAAATAAGTAAATCAAACCCAGCGTTATTGGCAGGATATGTATCCCCTACTGCTCCATCTGTTGGAGGAGATAGTTTATTATCTTTTTCGAACCAGTCAAGATATTTATCTTCTGCTGTACAACCTTCAAAATGTGTTCTTTTTACATGTCCAAACCATTTAATATTATTACCTAGAGCAAAATTTGCATCACTAACCCTAATAGCATTATCAACGCTATAATAAACTGGTTTAGTACTAGCAACTAGATTTCCAGAAGTAGAATCAATAGTAATTTGGTCAGCTGTCCACGTGTCTCTATTTTTAGAATATGTATCTATTTTGCCATTATCGGCATCAGATAATATTAAAAAATAATCTTCTTTGGGCAGTGATGTTACAACTGCTGAAGTCCCAACCTCAGCAGTTAAATCTTTCTGAACTATTAATTGACTTTTATTTTGTCTTGTTGATTTAACAGTATAATATCCATCATTATTACTTGTACCAGTTACAAGTATTTCACTACCCTCCACATATCCAGTTCCACCACCAGATGCTGCTACAGCTAAACCTAGTCTATGAAAAGTGGCTCCTTTATTGGATGGTATATTGGCATTTAAAGATTCAACTGTATAAGTAGTAGTGCTAGGAACAGTATCAACTGTATAAACACCCTCTTGATGGTCGCTTGATGTACCATCTATAAAAATAGAATCTCCAGCCGAAAGCCCGTGAGCCGCACCCGTAGTAACAGTTAACTCATCACCATCCTTTGCCATATCGCTATTAAATACAGACCTAGTTATATATCTACCGTTACCGCTCGTCAGGGAAGTAGAGCCACTTAATTTAACACTCGCAAAATCTACATCAGATGCGCCAGTCATTGATATTGGCTCTGTCTCATAATCTGACTCTAATATAGCTATACCATAGCCGCCAGAAAGAGTAGCCGCTTGGTCTTGTACTTCTGAAAAATCAACCCAGCCTCCAACAGTACGAATAGCACCTTGTTCATCTACCATTATATTTTGAGCTAACGCTAATTCATTAATAGCTATATCTCTTGGGTCTTTCACAGTATTCAAACCGCCAGAAAAATCATTTAATGTATATGTCTGTTTTGGCACTACGCTGACCTCACTAAAAAGTCTTCCACTGTTCCTCTTCCAGCCATACTATTGTAGTATTTCTTCCAATACTTAGCCTGACCTTCAGCGCTTGATGGCAATGGTTTAGGTATGCGTCTATAATGCAAGCGACACATAGCTATTTGAGCTGCAACATTGGTCTCCAGTATAAAATTCCAGTCATCTTCCTTAGAGTCTACAAAGTAAGATAGCTTAACCATAGTAGCATCAGCCACTTTACGCATCAGGTCTTTGCGATAATGCAAATAGTTCTTGCATATATCTACAGCTACCCACGGCTCGCACTGAAAAAGGCCCCTTGCTGGCCCTTTTATCTGTCTTAGGTACTTATACCCGCTTTCTACCTTTCCGGTCTTGTATACAAGGTCTGACGCTTCAGGAGAATGCAAATCCATCTTCTTTAAGACCCTATCAATAAGGCCTTTAACTTGTCGTTCGTTTAGCAAGCTATTTACCCTTGAGAACACCGTGCAACAAATCAGTAACAATATCAACAACCTTTTCAAAAAATATTTGCTCCTTATCTTCTGATACAAACGGTATATCTATTTTAGCGTTTATTGCCGAAGCTATTTTTTCTTCCATCTCACTGGAATCAAGCTGACTCATCATTTCATCTTTTACTTTATCAGCCTGAGCTTCAGCTAAGTCAACTAACATTTTTTTAATGTCCATGTTTTACCCTTTCGTAAACAGATAACCGAATAAACCCGAGAATACAGCAGACAGCATACCGCCTATGGCTTTTATACCTGACATACCGCCCTCTAATTCCCTTACTCGACCATTCTGTTCTTTAATTAAAGTCTTTACCTCATCTAATGATTCTTTTACATGACTAATATCTGAACTCTGTTTAGCATTTAAAACAGTCAGTTCTTCAAGCCTGCTCTGCATATTAACTCGCCAGTCATCTATCTGTGTTTTATTCATCTCTTTCTACCGCCTTGTCCGCGATAACTTTTATACTTTCTTTTAGTACCGCGTCCATTTCCTATTCTAGTCTTTTTCATCTTCTTCACTTATTATCAAGCTTACCCTTCAGCCAATTTAAAGCCTCACTCTGAGTTCTTAACTCATGTGTTAATTTTTCATGCCTACGCTCTGCGCTATCAACGAGACTCTCATATCTTTTATCTCTTGAAGCATCCGCTACATTCCATCTGTCTATTAACTTTACCAATATCTTCCTGTTCTGCTGTATCTCTTCCTCAAGGTCTTCAAGTTTATTATTTACAAGTCTTTCTACAAATCCCCTAAACCAGTACAGCATTCCAGAAAATAATAAAATCATGACCCCTGTGGAGCCGTAATCTGAATATACATCTGTCATAAATTCTTACCATTTATATAATTAATACTCCACACTCACATAAGCCATAGGAAGTATATTGGACATCGCATACGGGTATAACTCAGCATCAGTGGTATATTGTCCCCATATTCTTTTGCCTCCTTCAACTTCAATATGCTTAATACCAGACCATAGGACTGAGTCATTGTCATCTACCATATAAGCATGGAAATATGCATCGTATTCACCTTCTTCTAATGAATATATAAGATATGTAAATACAGGCCTCCATGTATCAACACCAGCCTGTTCAGCTTCTGCGTAAAAGTACATAGGAACTTTACTATCAGCGTCTATTATACGATTTTCTATTGTCATATAGTCATCGCTACAGCCATATAATCCTAATATTAATAATAGTTTTTTCATTTCTATTTAAACCTATTATCTACCCAACATTTTCCGTAATACATTATACCTAACCAAATTGATATTTCTAATACCTCAACATACCCAAGTTCGTTTAATACACCTACGTCCATTATTTATTAAACATCTTTTTTAGTAACAATGCACCCTTAAGCTTTAACAATGCACAAACAAGTATTATAAAGACCACTGTCGATATATCAACTAAATGATTGCCAGAATCAGATTCAATAGTTCCATAGGGAGTATCTATTGAAATTCTATCTTGGCGCTCAGCTATTATTTTTTTCTGCATTCACTTTCTCTAATAAAGCGTCTTTAGTATCACTTTCGGAATGTTCAATATTTCTTATACTCAAAAATTCTTTTATAGCATCTTTAGAGTCTGACTCTGATGGGTAGTCAGCTTTCACTGTAGCCACTCCATTTATAAGCTTAGTCTTGCCTATGATTAACCTACCGTGCGTATCGCTATGTTTCTTAGCGCACTCAACATTATAAAACTCTTCAGCTACTTTAAAACTATTCGTTTTCTTTTCTACACTACCATCAACATCAACAAAATAATTATAAGACGAAGGATAAGTCAGGGTTTCAGTACTGCCATCACGGTATTTCTTTATACGAGTAACACCCGGCGTTGCATTTCTATGAATACGTATACGGTGACCCTGACTACACCTTCTTATAATCATGCTTCTGCTTCTACCTCTTCGGGTTCTTCTTCAGCAGTAAGTGATTCTCGAAGCCTGACAATGAACGCTTCTTTACCAACCTCTAACTGCTCACGCATGAAAGCATTGGTATTGATTTTGTTCTGCATATCATTAATATGATTAATCATCTGCTTCTCTTCATCTGTCATGTCTTCGATAACATACTCTTTA